AACTGCCTGTTGGTCGTTGGGAGGGGGTGAAGGAAGACGCCCGCGGCCTCGCCGGCACCGCCTCGCTGGTCATGCAGATGCGCGGCGCGTCTGATGCGTACTGGGCGATGAAAACCGGCCTGGTCAACGGCCTGTCCGTCGCCATCATCCCGGACAGCAAAGGCGTTGAACGCCGCGCCGATGGCGTCCGCATCATTCATCGCATCAAGGCGCTGAAGGAAATCAGCATCGTCACCGACCCCGCCAACGACCAGGCGCGCGTGACCGACATCAAGCATTTGGATGACCTGCGCGACGCCATCGACGGCATGGAAACCATCCGAGATTTTGAGCGCTTCCTGCGGGATGCAGGCGGCCTCAGTAAAGGACTGGTCGAGGCGCTGACCAGTCGCGCAAAAACGATCTTTGTCCGGGGGGAACCCGGCACCGAAGAAATCGAAGCGAAAGCCATCGCGGAACTGGAAACCCTCCTGCTCCGCATTCCCGCGCGCATCCCGCAGTAATCCGTTCACACCCCGCAAACAACCCGCTCCGGCGGGTTTTTTTATTTCAGGAGCTCTACATGTCCGATCTGTCCGCAGTCATGAAGGCCGTCGAGGCCATCGAAACCAAAATCGCCGCCTATGCCGAAAAGGCAGAAGGTGAATTCAAAGCCAACGGCAAGGAATCCGCCGATACCAAAACGGCCCTTGATAACCTGGGCATCAAACAGCGCGAGCTGGCCGACGAAATCCTGCAGTTGAAGCAGCGCGGCATCTCCATGCCGGAAGACAAACCTGGCGTCAGCTCCTGGGGCAAGCAGTTCACCGACTGCACCGAATACAAAGGCAAGCTCAACCTGCTGGCGCAGGGCATGAAAGTCGGCAACATCGGCTTCGAGGTCAAAAACACCTTGACCGGCGCAGACGCCAACGTCGCCCCGGATCGCAAACCCGGCATCGTGCGCGGCGTCTTCGCTCCGCTGACCTTGCAGGACTTCCTGCCCAGCCTGCCGACCGGCTCCAACGCCATCGAGTTCACCAAAGAAAACGTGTTTACGAACAGCGCGGCGGAAGCGGCAGAAGGTGCGGCCAAGGCAGAATCCGCATTGACCTGGACGCTGGTGAACATGCCGATCAGCACCGTCGCGCACTGGATCAAGATCAGCCGCCAGCTCGCTGCCGACAACGCCGCGCTGGCCGCTTACGTCGATACGCGCATGCGCTACGGCGTCAATCGCAAGGTCGAAACCCAACTTGCGGCCGGCGACGGCACCGCACCGAACATCAGCGGCATCATGGACACCGGCAACTACACCGCGCACGGCATCGCCAACGCGGCGCTGGGTACGGTTCTGAAGCAATTGGTATTGATCCGCACCATCATGGGCACGCTGGCCGCCGCGGGCGATCCCGCCGATGCGATCCTGCTCAACCCGGCCGACTGGGCGACGATCGAAATCGCCCTGTTCACCACCGCCGCCGGTCAGACCCTGCACAGCGTCAGCGACAGCGGCCAGGCCCGCCTGTTCGGCGTGCCAGTGATCCAGACCGTCGGCATGACCGCAGACACCTTCGCCGTCGGCAACTTCGCGCAGGCCTGCACCGTGTACGAGCGCGAGGGCGTGATCGTGGAAATGTCGGATTCCGATTCCGACAACTTCACCAAGAACCTGATCACCATCCGCGCCGAACGCCGCCTGGCACTCGCCACCGAGCGCCCGGCCGCCATCATCGGCGGTGATCTGACCCCGGCCTAAGCGTCATCTGAAACCACGCCCGGCCGCGCGCCGGGCGTTTTTCAAGGAAAACAGATGGAACTCGTTACCGTCAAGATCAAGGGGCTGGTCAACACCAGCCGCTATGGCGCGCTGTCCACCGGCGATCTTCTACGCACCGATCCAGAATTCGCAAAACACCTGGTCGAAGAATGCGGCGCGGGTGAATACGTCACCGGAAAAGCCGCCGAACCCGAAAAGCCGAAGCGTGGGCGCCCGGCAAAACAACCCGCCACGCCGCCGCTTGACGCACCCGCCGCAGAACAGGTGCAAACGTCCGCGCCGGCTGCCGACAACCCCGCCCCCGCCGCCGTCGAGTAACGCATGGGCCTCTCCCGTCTCACCGCCGACGACCGCCTAATTACAGCGCTTATCGCCACCGCCCGCCAGGCTGCCGAGAGTCGCACCGGGCGGGCATTGATCAGTCAGCAATGGCGACTAACGCTGGATGCCTGGCCGGTATGCATCGAGCTACCCCACCCGCCCTTGGTCAGCGTCGATGCCATCACCTATCTGGATGTCGCCGGCGCCCGCCAGACGCTGGCCAGCGGCGGATATCAGGCCATCACCGATACCCTGGTCGGCAGCGTACAACCCGCCTATGGCGCCGCCTGGCCGACATGCCGGGAAACGCCAGGCTCCATCCGCGTGGACTACACCGCCGGCTACGGCATCGCCAGCGCTGTGCCGCAATCGATCAAGGCCTGGATGCTGCTCGCCGTCGCCACCTGGTACAGCCAGCGCGAGGCCATCGGAGAGGCCAGTAAAACCGCCGAAATCCCGCGTGTATTCTGGGATGGTCTGCTCGATCCGTACTGTATCCCATCACTATGATCGCAACGGATGGAGGCATCCATGCTGCAAACCGATGGCTGGCGCTCTGAGCGTGATGTGACCAACCAGTGCGCCGAATGTTTATGGATGGTGCGCGAGCGACGTCTGGTCGCCTGCGATTATGCCCGGCCGGAGTTTCCGAGCGCGACGCATTGCCCGAAGTTTTGTGAAGGGACCGAGGGCGACGAATGAAACCGCTCGGTCTGTTGGTAAAAATCGAAAGGACCACACCATGAACTATCTGATCGAGCGCCTGCGCGAACCCAGCACCTGGGCCGGACTGTCCGTTGTGATTGCAATCTCCGGTTTTTCGGTGAGCCAGGAAGAACTGGCCATCGTCGGCGCTGGAATCTCCGCGCTGCTGTCCATATTCATACGTGAAGGTGGCAAGTGAAAACCATCTTCATCGGTCTGGCGGTTGCCACCTTCATTGTCGCCACGCTATCCGGATGTGCCAAATTCACCGCGGCGCGGTCCGGCATTGCACAGCATGGCGCTACCGCCGCTGACGCATCGCTGGATATCGCCAAGTGGCAGACCTGCACCGCCGCCAGCATCGGCAGCCTGGAGCGTGATCTGGGCGGCGACAAGGAACGTATCCTTGGTTGGCTGCTCTGGTGCGGCAAGAAGCCGGCAAACAGCCCGCTGCTGATGTTGCCAAGCGAGCCGGAGGCGCATCCACAAAGCGGCTATCCACTGGCCGGGCCACATATGAAAGAAGCGACATGGTAGCCGGTGGCGGCATCCACGATGAGCACGAGATCGAGCGCCGGATCGAAGACCGGATATCAATCTGTCGGAATTCGCTGACAGCAGAACTGCGTCAGATAAACGCCACGTTGAGCGGTGTTCTCAAGGCGTTTCCCAATGATGAAGAGGGCGCCCCGGATATCTCGGGCCATCGCCGCTACCACGACGATCTGCTGCGCGCGGCCAGGGCGCAAGAACAATTCTGGAACGAAATGCGCCGGGACCTTGCCAGGAAGGGGCTGTGGAGTCTCTTCATCATCCTGATCGGGCTGCTGGTAACCGGCATCCAGGTCAAGTTAGGACTGATCAAGTTTCCGTAATTGGAAAGCGACGTAACCGATTGTAAGTGGCATCAATTCAGCAACAAAAGCAAGGAAACCAACTCATGAAAATCGAAATCCTCACCACCTTCCTGGATGGCCGAGACCGCTTCGAGGCCGGCGACATCCGTACCGTATCCGATGCCGATGGCGCCCGCTTCGTTGCGGCTGGATGGGCCAAAGATATGTCCGGCGAGATTGCTAGCGGCGTTGCTGCCGAGGGTGCAACAGACCTGGCTATCGACAACGCCAGCCACGACCAATCTGCAAAAATAGGAGCCTGACATGGGAAAAAGCGTCCACGACGATGTGTTGGATGGCGCGTCCAACATCATCAAAAACAACTGCACGCGCCAGGTGGCATGCAGCGCCGAGCCGACCACCTACGCGGAAGCGAATGCCACCTACGCGCTCGCGGATGTGACGCTGGCCAGCGGAGACTTCACCCTGGCGAACGGCGACACCAACGGCCGCAAAGTCACCACCGCCGCGAAGTCAGGCGTGCTGATTGACACCAGCGGCACCGCAACGCACGTCGCGCAACTGGATGTGACCAACTCAAAATTACTCGACGTCACCACATGCACCAGCCAGGCATTGACCGCCAATGGATCAAACACGGTCAACTTCCCAGCATGGGACCGTGAATTCGCTGATCCGAGTTAAAGCGAAATCATGGCACTCACTCTGCGCCATCAAACCAAGCTGCAATTCTGCAGGCGATTGCGGGATAAGTACCGCGCAGCCGAGAAAC